ACTGACCCTCAACTATTCTAACGGAAGATCCGTCAGGATAATGAGCAACGCCACGAAGTAGAGAGGAATAGCCAAGATAAAAGTAAGGAGAATCACGTAGACCCGAAAAGGCCTTAAGCGAAGCATCCTTTCTCAATAAATCTGTGGCCGCCTCATAATCCACTGAACACCATAACGGTAGATCACTGGCTTCACTGTGTATCTTTTGGATAGAACTAGTGAGATCATCATGCAGCATTGTCGAAGCAAAACAATGTTTCCAACAACTAAGCATAAAACCTTGTAAAGGCTGTAATGCTGTGTAGAGGAATCCATCTCCTTTTGAGATGATCCGGAATTTTCCGGGTTCAGGAATTGCAACGACATCAACCGAATTCAGAATGGTGCAATGATTTTGTCCCTCTTCCACGTCAAAAAGACGGGATTTCACAGAATCAACTGCTTTCAAATAATTCTCTTTTCGCCAACAGTCAATCTTAGCATTCAACACACCAAGACTTCCTAGTGGAGTCTTTACTGACGGGAACTGGAATTTGCCAAATAAACCGAGCGCCCCTCCATGACGGAGAGAAACTTGTCGGCAGGCAGATCCAGAAGGCATAAATTTATGGTATTGTGTCCAATCTTCACAGAGAGGACGACGATTACCAAATTTTAATGCTGAGGAAGAAAACAACATTGCACTGGTCTCCATGATCTTGAAAGATAGATCTAGAGGACAATGAGGTTTAATCTCTGAGAGACGAACCTTATGTGAATCCAATGCTTTTACCTTCTTAAGATCTGATAAAGCAGGCCAAGCCTGCTTACATCCTTTCTGAAGAGAGTAAATGAAGGACAGATCCTTGTGAAGGATCGACTTCTTCAAATGTGTTTTCAACCAACCCGAAAACAAAGGACATGTGTTCCACTCTTCTCGAACCGGAGGGTTAGAGGAGGATGAAACACACTGGAAGAGAGCTAGATCAAGCCAGTATTTACAATAGGCTTGTTCTCTCGAATCGGCGGTCACAAATTGATTGATTCGAATCGCAAGATTACGAAACGATCTTTTCATACGATCAAGTTCTTTCGGACTGAACCACTCCTTTCTCAGGGAATGGCGACAGACGAAGGGCAAGATCAGGGACCGTACTATTTGTCTTGTCGAAGCTTGCGCCACGACATCCTTGAATGAATAATCAAGGATCGACGACACGAGTTTGACAGGATTTCTCTTTCTGATTTCACCAACTCCATAAATGGTTTTAACCATCAACGGAGTCAGTGAATTGTCAACACCCGTATCAGCAACATCTGTATTGCCAACAGGCTTGCAGGTTTCAGCGATAGAAATATCGTTTGAGCTGATGCTTTCTCCCAGTCGGGGAGAGAGCGACATC